CCTTGGTCTTCAGAGGTTTCGGTGGGTTAGTGAGTAGATCAGTAACGGTACGTCCGTTGTTCAGTTGTGAATTGAACGTATTGTAATTGATACCAAGCGCCTTACATGCTGCCACTCTGCTAGGGTATATCGTACCATTGAAAGCGACGGCTCTTGCATTACTCACAAACCTCTCCTTTTGATTTCTGGTTTGATGTATTTATCCAATAGGTGGATGATGTGATTACGATCTTTATCTGACCAAAAATACTCAGTCAGTAGGACGTTATAGTCGTGCAGCTCCCTTAGCAAGAACCGGTTGCTAACCATCTTCCAGAATAGTTTGATCATTGCTTGCTCCAAATATCCTCTTCAATACATTTACTGAGACAATCGCGTGATAGGTCTCTTGAGTACTTCATCGTCCAGACACCCACCAGCTCGTCAGGCACTGGTTGCCCTTCGCACTCGAAGTCCGTGATATTATCACTCCACACTCGCCACTTAGCGCCTGTCTCGACTAACAAGACGTACTTGTGCCCTTGCTCATGTGGGAACTCGTCCAACAGGATCGCCACTTGGTCGAGTATCATCTGTTCATGATCATCGAATCGTTTCATTTCAGTAGCTCCTTTAGTACTGCGTCGGCCGATCTTACTGATACCAAAGCAAGATCCTCGTCTGTTCCTCTAGTGTGAGTGTTGGTTATGTAAGCTTGCATCGCCAACCCTATAAAGTGTTCGCGCTTTGTTAAGCCTGCAAACAATGGGCGTTCACCTCGGATGTGTTGCGTCTGCTGTACTCCGCTTGGCATTGCTGGCATATCTGAATTAGTTGTCATTATCTATCCCCTTATGCTGTTATTTGATTAGCGCTGATAACTGATTAAATAGAATATATCCTTCCGCTGTTAAATTTGTTTCATCCACTAATGATAAGGCATCCTCAAGCGCTTTTGCTTCTACGTACTCAAACAACTCATGACCTGTATCGACTGTAGTGGTTTTATACTTTGGCTCTTTCTTTTTTAGAATAAAATAACTTACAGAGCAGTCTGAGCATCCGACTTTTGTGTGCATGTGACCGATAGCTACCTCTTCGCCTTTGAGCGGTAGTCTATACTCGCCTGTATATTCGTACCCTTCTATATCTGGTAAATCTAAAGTTATTTTCATATTTTCGTTGCCTCGCTTGTTGTCGTCCGCTTATGCTGGACTGGTTTATCGATGCGCCCTCTTAGAAGACGCATGAATAATTCTATTTATACTCTGCGGTTGTTGATAGGGTCAGTTGTGACGCGCGGCCGTTATCGATGATACCGGTTTGTATTGACGTTGCGTTGCTGGTGGGTATAAGCACCAGGAGTATTGATATTAGTATCTCACTCATAATCCGTCTAACTCCTTTTGTGCCGTTGCGATTGTTTCTTCAAGCTGTATCCGTCGATGGTGATTAGGAAAGTTTATGTTCAACACCTCAGTGGAGTCGTAGTGCAAGTCACCTGCTTGGTCGCTGGTGTGGTGGGTTAGGCCGTAAGAAGCCAACACACCTAAAGCATATTCTACTATTTTATAGCTGTCGGGTGCCTGTGGTGCTGGTTGCTCTATTATTTCACTAAAGTAAATCTTGTTATATACCCCTTCGACAGCAGCATCGTTAATAATACGATACCCTCGAATGTCTTGATCAATTACATCGTAGGCTCTACCTAGTGCTATATCACTGTAATACCTTGTGCTTATGCATTTAATCTTCATAGTTCCGTCGTCCTGTTAATGAAGGCCATCATGAGCGCCTTGTGAAAGTTAACGTGCTGCACGTTGCCGAAATTGTCTGTAAATTGGATTATGTACATTGTTTTAGTCTCCTATGTAAAGCATGACAGGTAACCACACACCGCCATCGACAAATACAACATCGATGTTATCTGGTACTACTATTGTGTGACGGTTGTCGCTTGTTTCCACCAATTCACGTGCCTCATCGCGTATTTGTCGTGACGCTTCTCTGATATCGTAACCAGATGATGAGTCTAGTAGTACCATATCAAATTCATTTCTAAGACTTTCAATCTCTTCTTTAGTATTCATATTTTCGTTGCCTCGCTTGTTAGTAGTGCATAACTGATGCTGAAATAGCCATACATATACCCAATGATCTAGCTGCTCGTTTTTCCGCTTCTGTTCTGACTCGATCCGGTCTTGGCGGCTTAGGCTTTAAACTTTCTAAATATGCCTCGTTGTGCTTTTCCGCTGCTAACTTTTTCAACTGTCTGTTGTTCATTAGTTTAATTTCCTGTAGACGTTGCCGTCTTTATCGACATACACGGGTTTGGTTGACTGGCACCATTGTTGAAGTTGCTGTCTACTGGTGCCAAGCTTTCTTGCTGCTTCGCTTTTGTTGGTTGCGTACTCGGTTATTAACTGCATGGTGATACCTGGATGATTTGCTTAAGGATTGGGTTCCACACTTTCCACCAAGTAAGTGCTTCACGACCCATAACGTCTATTTCATCATCAGAGAAAATGAACCATTCATCTATCAAGTGCGACTGACACCCTATAATTAGATGCGTTTTGGTGTAGGTTACTAACCATGTATCACACTGCAATGATTTGACTTGTCGCATATTACCAATGCATTGTCGTAAGTCTGCGCCTGTTAAGTCTGCGCCCTCTAAGTTTGCGCCTCGTAAATATGCGCCCTCTAAGTCTGCGCCTGTTAAGTCTGCGCCTGTTAAGTCTGCGCCCTCTAAGTCTGCGCCCTCTAAATATGCGCCTCGTAAATATGCGCGTCGTAAGTTTGCGCCTGTTAAGTCTGCGCCTGTTAAGTCTGCGCCCTCTAAATATGCGCCTCGTAAGTTTGCGCCTGTTAAGTCTGCGCCCTCTAAGTTTGCGCCCTCTAAGTTTGCGCGTGAACCACCTTCATTGTTTAACCAAAGTTTATGGTCTATTAGTATCTGTTGTATATCCATTTTTCGTTGCCTCGCTTGTTAATTACAGATGCTCACTCCTTGAAATGAGCATGAATAATTTAGATTAAACTTAGTGTCTTAAGCTGTTCGCGTTTTATTTCTTCAACTTTATTGGCCGTGATAGGTGGCGAAATTAACCACCCGCGACCATCTCCACCATACGTGTTCACTTGCCATTTATTATGATCATGCGGTACCACTGTTTGTTCACCTTTATGCGGTTTAATATATGTCATTAATAGACCATCCCTAGAGATTCAACGGTTGTTAGATTAAACGTAATTGCCATTCACCATTAAGACGTACTAGTCTTTCGATCCTGTATTGGCGGAACCGTCTTTGCTGTTGGATGATAAAGTCTATTTGTCCTCGTATGATTATCATTGGTTCAATGCCTTGTATTCGTGTGTGAAAAGGCCATAGAAGCCATCATCAGATGACCAAGTGTGACCCTTGTTTAGTTTACATATAATACGCTCGTCACCATTGTACGTGGTTGCGGGTGGTGCGCTGAATCCTTTCTCATTAAACCGCTCAAAGCCCGTGATAGTTGCTTTACCATGGGGCGTGTTTATTGTGTCGTTTATTTTCATGGTTATATCACCTTAAAGTTGAAGTTAGAATTTTGCTGCATTGCATATACGTTTTCATTTGTGCCAGATACGTTCAAAGCGCCTAACGTGTTGGCGTCTATGATCCGATAGACTCCTTTGGTTTTGTCGGGTAGTGCGCTGCAATACTCGAATGCTTGTTTGTGGTTTGGGAATTGGCGTGGTTCATTGTTCGCACGTAGTACGGTGTAGTTGTTCATGATTGACCCCACGATATAACGTCACGCTTTAAGCAATTTTCAATCCTAACATCACTAATTATGACTTGGTTGTTCATGTCTAGCTTATATAGTCTGACTGCTATCCAACCATTATTAAGTAGATATTTAGACACCATGTCATAGTAGTGGCTTCCATATCCATATTGAAACGGTAGTTTAATAGTGTGCTCGTTGTTAATAGTCACAACGGCGGAAAAGTAACTATTCCCGTTGACTTTATCAAACCATTCTTTGGCCGTTATATTAAGCGTTTTAAGGCTCGTTGTTTTTCTCCAATACTTTGGTGTTGTTTTCATCGTTATTACTCCGTTGTTGGTTATCAATGCACCCTTGCACCACCGCTTAGGGTGAAAGATGCATGAATAATGTTATCTTAGTATGTCTTTCGGCTTTACCAGTGGTTGTGCACTCTGGTTGCATACTTCGCGATCGGTGGTGTTAATTGTCACCATTGCCACAAAGTGGTGTGGTATCTTGCGCAAGTGGTGTGTCATATCTTCCATCTTCTGCGCGTACTGCTTGTTCACCACACCATAGGTGTACTCGTGGATAGCAAATAAGTTCTTTGACCGAATGACTTGGTAAGCGTGGTTCATGATACTTGCACTCTCAGTGTGTGTGGTAGTGGATTGTTTAATAAGTATATTAATTGTGTCGCTGTATACGTGAAATGTGCGTCACAGTATTGAACCAGGGTTTGCACACGTGTTGTGTAGTGTTGCGATGGTACTGCAAGTAGTAACGCGTCGTGTGGTTGCTGCATTAGATTCTTTTTCATGATTAATACCCCGCCCAGTTGTACAATTCTTTGAAGTCGTCGAATATGATTTGAGCGCGTAGACCATCGGTGTCGTAGTCATTAGCTAAGATCTTACCGTTTGGTAAGGTTGCTTCATACCAATCATGGCGTTTTGCCCACTTGATTTGTTGTGTTGTTAACATGCTTTGCTCCGTTGTTGCTAGTTGATGAGTGCCATTGTTGCATGCATTGTCAAGGGGTGCAAGTGTTTTAGTTAAATAGTTTATGCAGTCCCGTTGTACAATAGGAACGGCGGTTCTTAGTGGCGGCTGTCAGGCGCGCCGGAATTGGGTATTTCAAAACAGCTAGACCCGCATAAACACTGGGTTCGGTCAACTGTTGCGCGCCCAAAGTACCTAAAAAAACTGCTAGGCTTAAATACATACACATAGAGAAATGAAAGCTGAGAAAGTTAGTAAAAGAGTTGACACTGTTGACATAGGTAGTAAGAGGCTGGTTTACAGCTGATCTGAAAAAAGGAGCACTTCTGACATCTGTCATTCCCTTTGGTAATCAACGACTTACACACCTTTGGTAAGAACGCGTCCACTGCATGAATCACTAAGTCATTGATATCATTGACATTTAAAATAACACGGATACTGCTCCGCACTGTGACTGCATGTTGCACTTGCACTGTGACTGTACAATGGGACTGCATACAATGGGACTGCATGGTTGCACTGTGACTGCATCTAAGTGGCTCGGTTGCTTTACATTGTATAGATGCAGTGAAAGTGTGTGGCTCCCTGCTCCCTGCTCCCTGCTCCCTGCTCCCTGCTCCCTGCTCCCTGCTCCCTGCTCCCTGCTCCCTGCTCCTTTGTTGCCAGGGACCCCCCACCCCCTGAGCGCAGAGGGGGCACCTTGCTGCCGCACACCACCACCAAATTTCCAGCAGCACACAAAATCCAAATGGCAATGATACTGCACTCTGAGAGTGTCCCTAAAAATAATCCACTAAAGCACCTCAAATCCAAATCCCCACTAGACACACACAGATCATGTTGTTATGATCCACACTCTTGGTGTCGTCCCACCGACGAGACTGAGCAGCAAGGAGATGGGTGTGTAGATATACCGACCATGTTATTCACATAAGTCTGGTGTGGAGTACTACACACTATCTTTCTTGCACCACCACCCCCTATCACATATACTCATATAACACCACTCAATCAATCTCAATCTCAATCTTTCATTGGTGAAATATGCATAGACCACATAACGCAGATGGTAAACCTGAGCAGTTCTTCACAGAGGACAATCAGATCGTGTCCGATGGTTTGTTCCATGAGCGGAACTCCACCGAGACTTGGACACAATACACGTTGATGACTTGGGACATACAAGACCCCGTCAACCCCACCGTCACCTTCCCAAGCATCCATCGTCTGTATGTCGAGGCTGAGGATGTGAGTGAGTACCAGTTTGCCATCACACACTTCTACAACTTTGCCCATTGGGAGTTTATTAAATCTCTCGAATGGTTCGCACCCTACTACACAGCGATGAGGGGTGAGCTAGAGGCCAAGTTAGAGTCGGTGTCAACCCAAGCCATGCTTAACCAGATTCACTCTGGTACGGCTCCACAGAAGATGCTGACGTACTTTGCTGAGCGTGAGTACCGAGTGCCTGACAAGGCAGCTCCACTCCCAACCAACACAGCCACTGACCTCGCAGCCACACCTATCGACAAGGACTGGGTGCTCAAGGAGGCACAGGACACGTACAGGGCCGCTATTAAGAAGGGCAACCACGCAGCGGCTAACGTTGCATTGAAGACGATTGGTCAACACACCGACGTAGACGCATTCGCTGCTGATAAGATCGAGATAGTCGATCCGGTGCAGGTGTACATCGATGGTGAGTTGTCTAAGGTATGACAGCCGCGCCTAACTTCCTAGAACCCGCTATCCCAGCGAGCTTTCCGGTCACGGCACCGCCACCTGACTTCTTCGCACCCACTACCGTCACTGACGAGGATGAGTTCAAGCTCACAGCGGCACAAGGCAAGGCGTTACAAACACTCACCAGCGATGCGATGTACTGCGCCCTCGGTGGTGGAGCACGTTGTCTTTCAGGTGACACGATGTTGGATGGACACACACAGACAGTTGCTGAACAGGCGCTTTACCCTGACAAGCAGGTGCGTGTGCTCACAACCCACGGTTATCAATTGGTGGAGCCGCCATTTAAGAAAGGCACCACAGAGCTATTACACATAACGACGACAGAAGGTCGCAGTGTCAAGGTGACACCTGACCATAGATTCTGGTCAGGCACCAACTGGGTGAGAGCCGACTCTTTGTGTCTTAACTCCCCTTTGGCCTCCCTGTTATCCGAGCGAAACCATCATCGGTCCAGTTCGGAACCTTACCTTTCAAGGTTACGCGAAGGTGCTCAGCGTTGGACGCGAACACTCGTAAGTTGGATGGATCATTGTTTTGGATATCACCGTCAATGTGATCCACGACTTCCCCCTTCTTCAACGGACGATCAAGACTTTCGTGCATCACTATCCGGTGAACAGGTGCGTAACCTGTTGGGTCTGTCCCCTGCTTGCCACGCTTCGCTATTGCGCGAATCAGGTATCCAAACGGACCAGTCTTTGACACTCGACGAAGTATGTAACCTGATCGGTCGTGAGTATGACCACCTTTCCAAGAAGGATGGTTCTCCATCTGTTGGTTGTGCTGTTTTATCCGAAGACCCCGTTTCCGCGCAAATTTACGCACGGTTTCGGAATTCACGTTCAGTTCGTCGGATATTTGAGGCGCTGTCATCTGAGACTCAATCATCGCACGAAGCATGTCGTAACGATCGATCCCAATCGGGCCAGTTCTTTTATCCCGCATATTCTGATACTCCTATAAACAATTATGTACTTGATAAGGTTTTGACTGTAACTCGAACCCCCAAGGAAGATTACTATACATTAAACGTACCGTCAACCGAACAGTATTTCGCGAACGGATTGCTGCACCATAACTCTGGAAAAACTTTCTTGCTTGTCATGGCGGTATGTGCTAGGGCGCTGAAGGAGCCTAACTCAAGGCATGCTATATTTCGTTTCCGTCTTAATGCATTGATCTCATCTATTGTCCGTGACACGCTGCCCAAGGTGTTTAAGCTGAAATGGCCTGCCCTATGGGAGCTATGTAAGTACAATGGTCAGGACAACTTTCTGACTCTCCCGAACGGCTCCGAGATCTGGTTCGCAGGTCTCGATGATAAGGACCGGACAGAGAAGATCCTTGGTATGGAGTTCGCGACACTATACTTCAACGAGTGCTCACAAATACCTTACGCGTCGGTCATTATTGCACTGACACGATTGGCACAGAAGACGAAGACACTGACACTCAAGGCGTACTACGACTTTAACCCACCATCCAAAAACCACTGGACGTACCTACTCTTTGTCAAGAAGATCAACCCTGATACCAAGCGTCCTCATCGTCACGAGTTCGACTACACATTCTATCTAATTAACCCTGGTGATAACCGTGAGAACCTAGATCCTAAGTACATCAACATGCTTGATGCACTCCCTGAGAAGGCGCGTAATCGATTCCTACTAGGTCGGTTCGCTGATGATGCCGATGGTGCATTGTGGACGGAGGAAGTCCTCGCCAACAACCGAGTGCTCAATGAGGAGCTACCAGAGTTCATTCGCATTGTCATCGCAGTTGACCCAAGTGGTTGCTCAGGACCAGAGGACTTCCGGTCTGATGAGGTGGGTCTGGTGGTGACAGCACTAGGCACCAACGGTGTTGCTTATCTACTTGAGGATCTGTCAGGACGGCATTCACCAGAGGAGTGGTCGAAGATAGCGAACGATGCCTATCACCGTCACGCAGCAGATATTGTGGTGGGTGAGAAGAACTTCGGTGGTGACATGGTGCGAGCTGTGCTGCAGGCGAACAACCCTGACCTACCGTACAAACATGTCACAGCATCCAGAGGCAAGGTGATACGAGCTGAGCCCGTTGCGATGCTGTACGAGAAGCAGAAGATCAGACACGTAGGTTACTTCACTGAGTTGGAGGATCAACTGTGTGGGTTCTCAGTATCAGGGTACAACGGGATGAAGAGTCCTGACAGAGCTGATGCGTTGGTGTGGGCAGTAACTGAGATGTTCCCACGTATTACAGAGAGCCAAGAGACACGTAATTGGACACCGCCTAAGAAAATACCCTATAATCAATCAGCAGCCAGATTTGACCGGAGAAATTAGATGGGTAAGGAAATTGAAAGAGCAACTAAAGATGTAGCCAGCGTGGCAACACTTGGTAAATCGAATTACATTAAAAATAAACTCATGCCTGACACACCTGACCTACCAGATGAGCCAGAGGGTGCGCCCGTAGCCGACGACGATGCAATTAAAACTGCGAATCGACGTAAGGCCGCTAAGCGTAGATCAGGTGGTAGAGCCGGTACTATTTTAACGGAGGGATCGAAACTTGGCTAAATCCTTCACAGAGCTTGCGGCGCTCAGCAACCAGCTCTTTAAGTTCCAATATCCGATGCTGACGTTGTATCAAACGTTGGCTGACCATTTCTATCCTGAACGAGCTGACTTCACAACAACACGTAACGTAGGCCAGGAGTTCGCTGATAACTTGGTGGACTCATACCCTGTCATTGTACGTCGTGACCTTGGTAACGCATTCAATGCCATGTTACGTGATGGTCATTGGTTCAAGATATCCACACAAGAAGCTAGTCATGATCGGGAAGGTACCGCATGGTTAGAGTGGGCAACCCAAGTACAACGTAAGTCAATGTATCAACGTAGTGCGGGGTTCAATCGTGCTGTTAAACAGGGTGATCATGACTTCGCTACTTTCGGTCAATGTGTCATCTCAATCGAGATGAACCGTAAACGTAATGGCCTACTATATCGTAACTGGCACCTGCGCGATGTCGCATGGCGTGAGGACGAGACAGGTGAGGTGGGTGACATAACCCGCAGATGGAAGCCTACTAACATTGACCTCAAGACTATTTTTGGTAACAAGGTGCATCCGAAAGTTATAGAGGCGTGTATCAAAGAACCCTACTCTGAAGTTGATGTAAGACACATTGTCTTATCATCAGAAGTGTACGGTGATGAATCAATGAAGCAGCACCCCTACGTCAGCATTTACATTGACATGGTGAATGAGCACGTCATTGAGGTTCAACCTCTTACAAACAAATACTATGTTGTACCACGATTTCAAACCATCGCGGGTCAACCCTACGCGTACAGTCCAGCGACGGTAGCAGGTCTACCTGATGCGCGGTGTTTACAGGCGATGACTCACACACTACTTGAGGCGGGTGAGCGGTACGCACGACCACCGATTATAGCCACATCTCAAGCAGTACGAGGTGACGTTGACTTGGCACCCAATGGTATTACATGGGTGGACAAGGATTATGACGAGAAGCTAGGTGCAGCACTAAGACCTATGTACCAGAGCCAAGGGGGA